GAACGATTTGCCCATGACCGCACCGAGGCAACCGTTCGGTTGCGTCTTGTGGTGCGCTACACTTCCGCATTGCTTGATTCGGACCGCGTGCAGATCAGGAACAAGATCCACAACATCCGGTTCCTCGATAACATGGAGTTCGCCAACAAGTGGCTTCAGATCGATGTTGATGGCGGGGTCGCGGCGTGACGGATGTCAAGGTCGAGATCAAGGGGCTGAAAGAGGTCAATGCGGCCTTGCAAGCATATGGGAAAGACCTTGGAAACTCTCTGGCCCTCATTGTCGATGCCACCGCCTTGGAAGCCGTCACGGACGTTCGCAAGGCCATACAGGGGCCTCCTAAGACTGGAAGGGAATATGCCAGAGGCGTGAACAACGATAAGGTTCACCGAGCATCTGCTCCAGGCGAAGCACCGGCCACAGATACCGGCGGGCTTGTCATCTCGATCTACAACGAAAGCCGTGGCAAATATGCCAAGGCCATCGGAAGCCGTCTTGACTATGCCTACTATCTTGAGTTCGGCACATTCAAGATGGCGAAACGTCCGTCTTGGATTCCCGCCGTCGAGCGGGCGATTCCAAAGATGCTGAAACGGGTCGAGATTGCAATCGCCAAGGCCAAAGCACGCGCGGAGAAGACAACAAAATGAAATCCGATGACCTCCAGACGGCAGTCTATAACCGACTTAACGATAGCGCCGTCACCAGTCTTCTGAGCACCTACTACAGCCCGCTCGTGGCGATCTTCACCGATGTCCCCCAGGCGGCTGATAGTGAGTTGGAATCGGCCTTCCCGTTCATCACCATCGGGGCCGACACGATCAATCCTTTCGACAGCAAGGATGACCTTGGCGGATCGGCAATCGTTCAGATTGACGTATGGGACCGTGCTACATCCATGCTCGATCTGAAGACCGTAGTCGATGCCGTCGATGGCCGGATGCGCCGCCAGCCGCTTTCCATCGCGGGCGTCACGCATATCACCACGGAGCTGGATAGTTGCAATTTCTCGCGCGATCCTGATGGCAAGACCAAGCGCGGCCTCATCTTGTACCGTGTATTGTGGATTGCATAGTTTCCGTGATATAATCACGGCCAAAGAAGAGGTTCTTGCATGGCTATTTCTGGCCGATCAGTTCGCATAAGCCGCAACGGCTCCAACATCGTGGGCGCTCGTGCTGACAGCGTGACGATCAATAATGAGCCGCTCGACATCACGGACAAGGACGATCTTGGCTGGCGCACCATGCTGGCAGATGTCGGCTTGCGCTCTGTCTCTTGCGAGATCGAAGGCGTGCTCAAGGATACCGTCCTCTTGGCGGATTCCGTCGGCACGGCCACCACGGCGCTCCTCAAGGAGTGCGTAGTCACGATCAGCGGCATTGGCACATTGACCGGCGACTTCATGCTTCAAGGCCTCCAGATCGGCGCGGAACAGGCTGATGTCGTGACATTCACCGCCACCCTTGAGAGCGGCGAAAACATGACGGCCACTATTGGTCCATACAACACAGTTCTCCCAGCGATCACCGGCACGCTATCTGGAACGAACGTTCAGACCACGACGAACGGCACATGGGCTGGCGATGCCACGATCACTTTCGCTCGTCAGTGGCAGCGTGGCAATGCTGCCGATCCCAACGATCCGTCATGGTCCAACATCGCCTCTGCGACCGGAACGACATATACACTGACAGGCTCCGACACCGGAAAGTATATCCGGTGCCGTGTAACCGCCACCAATAGCGTAGGGTCTACGGTGGCCTTCTCTAACATCCGTGGACCCGTGACCTAAAGAAAGGAACTGAAACATGCCCGCAATCGCTGGACGCAAAGTCCGTATCAAGCGCGGTTCGACTGCCGTGGCTGGCGCTCGTGCTGATAGCTTCACCATCAACAACGAGCCGATTGACATCACCGAAAAGGATGATGCTGGTTGGCGTAAGTATCTTGCCGATGTCGGTGTTCGCTCTATCGATGCCGAAGTCGAAGGCATCCTTGAGGACACCACCTTCCTGGCGCTGGCAGTTGGCACCGCCTCGGCGCTGCTCGAATCCTACACCATCGAACTGCTCGGCCTCGGATCGTTCAGCGGAAACTTCTTCCTTGCCAGCTTCGCCGTGACCGGCGAACAGGCAGATGCCACGACCTTCACGGCTTCGATCCAGTCCTCTGGCACGATTACGTTCACGGCCTCGTAATCATGGCAATCTTCCGCGAGCTAACAATCAAATGGAAGGGTGAAGAATATCGCTTCGTCCCTTCCATGAAGCTAATGCGTTCCATCGAGATGGGCGACATATCCTTCACGGACATCGCCGTTCGCACAAGCCAAGGTCGCCCGCCTGTCAGCCACATCGCTTTCGTTCTGTCCAAGATGTTGCAGTCGGCAGGTGCCAAGGTCACGGACGAACAGGTCTATGAGGAATTGATAAATGGCAGCGCAACAGACGTTGCCGATTTGATTTCCTTAGTCATGCTGGCCTTCTCTCCGTCCGAGACCAAAGCAAAAAATCCAGACGCCCAGACCGAAAGCCAGTCGAAGGCGAGGGCGAAGATCATGGAGAGTATGGAGAACTAGACTGGAACGGGATGTATCTATGGGCGAGGGAATGGGGAATTCAGCCTAGCGAGTTCTGGGAGATGACCATTCCCGAGTGGTGGTTAGAATACGAGTTGAAGAAGCCGAAAGAGCCAGGCGAAACATACGCCGGGAAACTGACTAGGGCCGATGTAGAGGAATTAAAGGAACTGTTGCATGGCTCAAGTTAGCGGAATCGAAGTCAAGATTAGCGCCAATACGGATGACTTCGACAAGGGCATTGCCAGTGCTGGCAGCAAGATACAGAACTTCTCAAAACTTGCCGCCGTTGGTCTTGTTGGCTTCGCAACAGCGGCAGCGGCGGGTGGAGTTGCCATTGGTGCGCTGACCAAACAAGCCATCAACTTCGCCGATGAAATCGGAAAGACTGCTCAGAAGATCGGCATGACTTCCGAGAGCCTTTCACGATTAGAGTATGCTGCTAAACTTTCGGATGTGTCTCTAGGACAATTGCAAGTCGGTCTTGGTCAGCTTTCCAAGAACATGCAATCAGGGAACGAAGCTTTCGCGGCTCTTGGCATTTCGGTCACTGATGCACAAGGCAATCTGCGCGGCACAGAGGAAGTGCTGCTCGATGTGGCGGAACGCTTTGCAGGAATGGAAGACGGCGCTGGCAAAACAGCGTTGGCAATGGCCATATTGGGCCGCTCTGGTGCCGATCTGATTCCGATGCTCAATGCGGGCCGCGATGGTCTCGCACAGATGACGGAAGAGGCTAGTCGTTTTGGTCTTGAGATTTCGACAAACACATCAAAAGCGGCTGAAGGTTTCAACGACAACCTGACGAGGATAACCAGCCTATTCACTGGTTTAGCGAATACAATCGCGCAAAAGTCAGCGCCAAAAATGAAGGACTTGACTGACAAGTTCATCAAATTTGTAGAAGAAGGTGACTATGTAGAGAAGATTGCGAACCTAATTGATGGTGCATTCGGCATGCTGGCCGAGACAGTACAATTCCTGACCTCGGCCTGGGAAGCATTTACCATAAGGTTGAATGCCGCTGGCGTTGCACTTGAGTATATCAAGCAAGGACAGTTCGCAAATGCAATGGATGCTTGGGCAGCATCATCTGAACAAGTAGGCAAGGTATGGGAACGCAATACTCAAATCCTTGCAAACATGCGAAAGAACTTTCAAGCTAGACCAGAAGATGCAGCTGCATTGCTTGAGAGTGCTGGAAACTTTTCGTCTAAGTCAAAAGCACCAAGGCTTCCTGGTGACGCCAGTACTGGTGGAGAAGGTGCCGATTCTACTGTTCCAGGCGTTGCACCATCGCAAGAGGTGGACGCATTTTATATGGCTAGGCTTGAATCGATCCGCGAAGGATTTAAGTCTGAGCGGGAAATTCTTGAAGCCGAATATGCGGCAGATATGGAATTGCTTCGCGGGCATTTGACCGGCAAGGATGAGCTAGACGCAGAGTTCAAAGAACTCATGCGGCAGCGTGCGGAGCAACACGCAAATGATCTGAACGAAATCGAAAGAATGCGCGTTCAGAATGATTTGCAAAATGTTGAGACTGGACTCGGCAGCATGGCTGCTGCATTCCAGAATGGCGGCAAGAAGATGCTAAAGGTAGCGAAAGCACTTGGAGCAGCACAGGCTATTGTTGCCACGCTCGTTGCTGCCACGCAAGCGATGCAGGTCGGCCTTACTCCTGCTGAAAAGTTCGCGGCCTACGCCGCCGTCTTTGCCAAGGGCATGAGCGCCGTGGCGGCTATCAAAGGCGTCTCCGAAGGCGGTGGCGGCGGTGGTGGTGGAGGTGGCGGCGGCGGTGGCCGTCGAGGCGGTGGCGGTGGTGCATCCGCAGCCCCGGCAGCGGCATCGCCAACAACCACATTCCAGTTTACAATGATGAATGATCCGATGGGCTTTGGCGAGAAGTTCGCCAGGCAGTTCATCGATCAGCTTAACAGCACGCAGCGCAACGGCGGCACAATTCGCGGAGTGATAGCCTGATGGCCGACATCAAGATCAGCGCACTATCAGCACTGACCGGGGCCAACACGGCCACGGATGACCTTTATGTTGTGGTGGACACAAGTGTTCCAGAGACCAAGAAGCAGACGCGCGCGGAACTGTTTCAGAATGTTCCTGCTGCATCATTCGCAGGGGCCAACGTCTTCAACGATGCTGGCGCTGACGTAGACCAACGCATCGAGGGCGACACAGACGTTAATCTTGTCTTCGTAGACGCATCTACGGACCGGGTTGGGTTCGGCACGGCAACGCCGACGGCAAAGGTGCAGGTGAACGGATCGTTTGCTATCACCGCTCCGGTGACTGTCACGACCGATTACACGGTCGCGGCTACGGCTTATTACATCATATCGAATCGTGCAGCCACAAACACCCTCACACTTCCTGCTGTTGCGACAAGTGCAGGTCGCATTCTCAAAGTGCAAACCAGAACCGCCCAAACCGTAGTTTCCGCAACGTCAAACGTCACACAGAAAGCAGGTGGCGCTGCCACAACGGCTATTCTGCCAGCGACAATAGGCGCATGGGCAGAACTTGTTTGTGATGGCTCAACGTGGATCATAGTGGCCGCAGGAACAATTCCATAATGACCATCTCCACGAGCAACTATACCATCTCCACGAATGAGCCGTTAAACCATGCCCGCATCTTGTGGGACATGATAACCGGCACTGTTTCTGGAGATGGAACCAATCCGGCTTATGCTGCCAATGACTACACATCGCAGCGGTGGGAACTTGCACCAGGCTCGAATAATTGGAGCCTTGTAGCAGCGTCAGACGTATCTATCGATTGCGTCTTTATTGCAGCGCACAACCTATCTGGCAAGACTGTTACAATATCCACGGCAGCAACAGTCGGCGGTGGTCACACCACTCGCGCGACAATATCGCCTACCGACAACTC